TTGCGAGTATTGACTCGAAACCCAAAAGCTTCGAGTTCCTGGATAACCTGGTGCACATATTCCACAGGGACAATGATGTCATCCCCGTAGACACGCACCCTGTCAAAGAAGGATACAACATCCCTCTTGACCAGTGGACGGCCTAGCGCCTGCTCAATCCCACAGAAGATCACTGTCGCAAAGACCAGTGCTTCCATTGGAAAGCAGAGCGCTGAACCCATGGACGCGAACTTGGAGAGTCTAACGGTACTAATCGTACCATCTCTCCGAGGCACATCAGCCTTCCGGCTCCTTGTTGCATCCACCGCTAGCCGAAGCCAACGATGATTTGACAACAGGAGACGTACATGCTGATTGGAGACCCTATCCGAAGCCTCACTGAGATCCAGTGTGGCGAGAGTTCCAGTGATGGAACCCTCTCGCGCGGACCATTGGTTTGGTTCCTGCGATTCGAACTGGATGAAATGGCGTGGGTTGTCATGACCCGCCATCTCTTGCATCACCATCGAGAGAACCCCCTGCTGCATGTATTGCATACAGGTGGGTTCGACGGCGATGATCCGAGGAGTCTTCAGCGTCTTGGGGACGGCGATAACCTTTACGGCTATCTCATCCCCAGGTTCGAGGATCCGAACAACGTCCGTCCTATCAAGGAAGGACTCAGATGGAATGAGGTTCTCCCAATGTGGGAAAACCTCCTCCAGCCTAGTGGTCCACGTGGACTGATCATACTTCGCGTTTCCGCGAAGTTTATCAGCCGTGGCCCCTGGGCCATGCTTGGGCATCACTCCCTCGTTGTAGATTCGAGAATCTACAGACGAAAGGAAATCTGCCCAAAGCAGTCTGCCGATCCGGGCGAAACGATCGAGCCGGTCTGGTTCAGATCGTAGCCTGTAATCGGATTGCTTCAGATCCTGCTCACACTCCAGGAACTTGTCGACAGCCCGCCAAGTGCGGTCTGCAGAGCACTCAAGTTCAATCTTGCCGAACATCAGAGTTATCTGACGCACGGCTCGAATCGCCTGAATGCTAGGTTCCTGGAGAAGACATCCACTGTCGCGGTCGAAGATAAGCTCGAGGAAACCTCCGAGGAATCGGGGGAGACCTCCATGCCGCCGAAATCCGGCGAACATGTCTGGAGCGACGAACTCCTGGGCTAGGCCTTTTTCGAGGTCAGCACAGAAGTCCGGCAGGGTGATCGTGAGAAACGAGAACCCCTCCTCTTCGACGCGCCGCGCGATCGTTTTCCAATCGCGTGTGGTGCTAGTGCCGCATCTGGTGCCCAAATCAATGAGCACCAATTGTGCGAGCGTGATCGGGCTTTTCACTTGCTCCTCCTATAGAAGGGGGTAGCGAGATCCTCAGCCAGGTCATTTCACACAGGTTAGAACCAGATCCGTCCCATCACCCTGACGAAGTTGATCAGGGCGAATAGGATGTGAAGGAATCTTAACCTCCACATCCAAGGACGAATCAGTTTTCACCCCCCAGTAGCTGGGTGACCCTTGCACCAGACGAAGCCGCGAGGTATGCCGAAAGGGCATCCACGAGGTACTTCTGCTCTGTGACCGTGAACCCGTTCACCGGAGTGTCGACCACCACGTAACAACGCATGGTGTTTCGAACATTCGATGACGGGACCAGAGGGTCAGCAGAGATCTTCGACTGGGTCAGTCCAATCGTCCGGCGTGTCCGCTTCCCGTAGGAATTGGACACGTCGAGCCGCACGGTGCCATCACTGGTAGCAAAACCACCAGAGTTGACACCGCTGCTAACTCGCGGAAGCGAGGTCGCAACGGTATTGATTGTGACTGACTGTGGGTCTGTGTAAGACATGGCAACGCTCTCTGTTGAAGTTCGACAGGGTCAGGTTGACCCCACCGGGTGGCATGGACAAGAAGTCCGCCACACCTACAAATCCTCAGTTGAGGAATTTGTAGTTGCCACCTGGGGACTTGGTTAGCCCCAAAGCGGCGAGGATGGCTAGACGCACAGGTGAAAGATTCTGTGCGTCGACGCCAAAACCGTACGGTGTAGCTCGTGTCCTACGCTTCCGCGAAGCGGATTTATAGGTCACGACTGAGGTCGGGGCATATGTAACCCCGGGCTGGCGGATTAAACCAGTCACGGACTCAATACGTGTTGCAGATTGCTTGTGCATCACGTACCCGTACCTCAACACCAGCTTGTCCTCACTGAACGCATCGACATTGGAGAAAAACGTTCCAATGTCGCTGTGCCAGTCGACAAGCCAGGACCATGGCGTGAGTTCCCAGATGACACTGGCCGTAAGGTCAGTGCCGAGTAGCCTGTTGGCTAGTCTCTCCCAGTTCCCCAAACGACCCAAGAAATGATGGGCATCGTTGAGGTAATACTGGAATGCACCTGTGAACCACGTCTCAGAATGGAAGCTGTCCTCTATTACACATGGAGGACGATTCGCATAGAACCATGAGTAAGGCTGGAGATTCCAGAAGATCGGCATGTTCAAATCGCCGTTGTCCTGGGACCCAACGCGCTCATAGTGCGAGCTTCCACTGAGCTCAGCTCCGCGTCGGACAACTCGTCCGGCATCTCTCTGAAATTGACGCACTATTGAAGCTGCGTCAAGGACAGAGCGAGCAAATTTCTGCAAGTCGCTTCGAAACGGCTTGATGCCAAATTCTACATTCAGGTACTCTCCACCAAGACTCTTGGCGGATTTGGCCTGAGCGAGAAGTTGACCAGGGACTTGAGGGAGTCTTTCCCTCAGTTCCCCGAGAAATTGCGCGAGCTGAGCTTCTGGCTTAGTGGGTAGACACATGCTCATCAGACGCGTGCCATCTATGTCGATTTGATTCGACGATGGCGCAATTAGCGTCGGATAAGTGCCGGGAGCATAGCAAGGCATCAAAATCGGTGCCTCGCAAAACATATGCCCCTGCGGTGAACTCATCACCTCAAGCGTGACCTTAGGAGGCCACAGAGTTGACGTGTTCACAGTCTCAAACTCATGTCCGGTGTCGGTTGGGGACCTACCAAGTTCCCCAGAAAGGAGACTTCCGTCTCCCTCGGCCTCGACATAGAGTTGCCTCGCGAAGTCGATCTGACTTCCCGAAGTACTCACGTATTCGCCAGGTCCGGCTTCAGCTGCAGCCCTTCTACCGGTACGGTATGAGGTTGTAGTCTGAGAGCCGGTCTGAAGAGATGCTGTTCCGCTACCATGGTAGTCCGTGTTCTTAAACCCGGCCTGAGTCCAATTCCACTTGTAATTAACGAGTGGATGATTTCGGAACTCAGTGGTTGGCGGCATCTCTCTGTCCTTCGTACGGTAGTCCGGTGAAGATCCACCATGCATAGGTAGAGGCCTGAGTTACGGACGAAAAGTCCTACTCCAGCTTGCCTATCGCTCTGCATGGTGAATCTTAGCGCTTCGCACATGTACCTCGCAGGTAGATGTGAACTAGCACCGGGGGGGCCCATCTGGG